GTTATGGGTGAGTACCGCAGTACTCAGATGTTGGCCTTAGTAAGACTTGAGGACTTGATGAATTTAGTAGCATCTGCCTATAGGGAACCTGACCCCCTTATCGTGGTCGGGAAGGACGGAGAGAATATATGCAATGGAGAAACGTAACACCTTATGCAACATTTGGGTCATTAATGGAGGAGATACTATCGCCTAATAAATATGGGTCTAACCTAATTGAGCATGGAGGTACTAGAGATAATCCAGCCATCAGGGTGAAGGGAGAGTGGGTATACCGTAAGTACAACGCATGGCATGATGAAGATGGATCGTACCATGAAGAGCTTATCAATGAAGAGTCGGATATACCGACTAAACCAGAAGGTACAGATTAATGAGCTTATATGAGGACTATATAGCTGTCTCAAGGTATGCTAGATACCTACCTGATCTACGTAGGAGGGAATCTTGGGGTGAGACAGTCGATAGGTATATAAATTACTTTAGCGATAGATTTGACCTCCCTCCGAATCTGTCCTCTGAATTAAGGGAGGCTATATATTCAAAGAGTGTTATGCCCTCCATGAGGTGTTTAATGACAGCAGGGGAGGCATTAACCAGAGACAACATATGTGGTTATAACTGTGCTTATGTTGCCGTTAATCATATTAGGGTTTTTGGTGAGTCACTTTACATTCAGATGAATGGTACTGGGCTAGGGTTTAGCGTAGAACGCCAGTATATTTCAAAGCTACCAGACGTAGCAGAGGAATTCCACGATACGGATACTACTATTGTCGTTAGAGACAGTAAGTTAGGATGGGCAACTGCTCTAGATGAATATATTAGGCTTCTTTACAGTGGAAAAGTACCCAAAATAGATACCTCTAAGGTAAGACCTTCTGGCGCACCATTAAAAACTTTTGGGGGTCGAGCCAGTGGACCATGGCCTTTTGAAAGAATGCTTATTAACGTATCTAATGTATTCAAAGGAGCTAAGGGAAGAAAACTATCCTCCATAGAGGTACACGATGTTATGTGCCACATTGGGGAGTGTGTAGTTGTTGGGGGGGTGAGAAGAACCTCTCTTATCAGTCTATCTAACCACTCAGACGGGAGGATGCGCCATGCAAAAATGGGAAACTGGTTCTCAGAAAACCCACAACGAAGTCTATCAAATAATTCAATCTGCTATACCGAAAAGCCAGACATGGGTGCTTTCATGCGTGAATGGCTTGCTATTTACGAAAGTAGGTCAGGGGAAAGGGGTATCTTCAACAGGAAGGCGTGTGGAGATATGCTACCCAACAGGAGAGACTCAAACTATGAGTTTGGATGTAACCCATGTTCAGAAATAGTGTTGAGACCAGAGCAATTCTGCAACTTAACAGAAGTGGTTGCTGTACCATCAGACAATATGGAGTCTTTATCAGATAAGGTTAGGTGGGCTACGATTTTAGGAACTTTGCAATCTTGTTTAACAGATTTCAAATTCTTAAGAAAGGGATGGACTGATAATTGCGAAGAGGAGAGGTTGTTGGGGGTTTCTATAACTGGTATATACGATTGCCCAGCTTTGAGAAATAGTTCTGCTTCTGATCTAAATAAGTTAAGGGACGGTGCTATTACCATCAATAAAAAATGGGCTAAGATATTAGACATTAACCCATCTACAGCTATCACCTGTATAAAGCCTAGTGGCACAGTTAGTCAATTATGTGATTCTGCATCTGGTATACATCCAAGATGGTCTAATCACTACATAAGAAGAGTGAGAAATGACAAGAAAGATCCTCTTTCTGAAGTGATGATAAAAGCTGGAGTTCCTTGTGAGGAGGACAAGCATAACTCTGAGGCTTGGGTTTTTTCTTTCCCTATGAAATCACCCAACAAGGCCGTTACCAGGCATGAGGTTGATCCAATAAGCCAACTAGAACTATGGAAACACTTTGCCGTAAACTGGTGTGAACATAAACCAAGTATGACTTGCTACGTTCCTGAGGATTCATGGGTTTCAGTAGCTTCTTGGATATGGGAAAATTGGGATATTGTAAATGGTATATCCTTTCTTCCGTCCTCAGATGAGGGGCATATATACGAGCAAGCTCCTTATGAGGATATAACGCAAAGTCAGTACAAAGAGATGAAGAAGTCTATGCCAATAAATATAGATTGGATGGGTATAGTAGAAGATATGGATTCTACAACGGCTAGTCAGGAATTGGCCTGTACTGGTGACAGTTGTGAAATATAGGAGCGTAACATGGCTAAAACCGTAAAGAAGAAGTCTACAAAGAAAGTGGTTAGAACTGAAAAAGATCAATATTTAATTGATTTGCTAAACAGATCGCAGGAGGTACAACAAACTGTAATGGAATGTGGTTCTGCTCTGGCATCTGATTTACTTGACCTTGAAACAGCTATATGGAAAACAGCGAGGGAGTATGGGTTTAAGCAAGATAACCTGTACTCAAAATATTTTTAGTATTTTGAGGAGGAGGAATATGGCGTGTTCAATATGTGATGGTGACGTTGACTTGGATGATGGGGGTGTTGAAGGGAATTTTGGAATCCTCCCTGTCTCATTCTGTGTGTGGTGTCTAGCTTGTATGGAGGATATGTTCGAACAATATGAAACCTGATTATTATAACTCTATGAGGATAACCCCCATAGAATATATAACAGCAAATAAAATGGATTTTTGCACTGGTAACATAATCAAGTATGCAAGTCGTTGGGACAAGAAGGGAACTCCAATAGAAGACTTGCGAAAGATTGTTGAGTACGCAAATATTCTAATAGAAGGGGAGTTAATAATTACAGATAGGAGGCCTTATGGCGCAAAAGAAGAGAGTTAGGTGCATTGAGACAGGAGATGTATTCGATTCTTTAACTGAAGCTGGAAGATGGATAGGTCATCACTATCCTCCAGGACCGAATAGCCATAGTGAAAGCAGTCATAGCTCAGTCAGTAAAGCTATTATCGGGTATAGGGGGGCAAAGACAGCAGGAGGATATAACTGGGAGTTGATTAACGAGGAAACCTATAGGCAGTTAAATGCCAATGAAGAAGAGTCACTCCCTAAGATTTATAAAAAGCTAAAGAGGAAGCCTCCTAAACAGGAGAAGGTAGACTATCCGCCAGAGGGTTATGTCTATATCTTTAGGAATAGGTGGCATCCAGATGGGGTCTACAAGATAGGATCAACTGATGATCTTAAAGGAAGACGAGCTACCGCTAGAACATGGGGTCCATACAACTGTGAATTTTATCTTGAGGTCTCTAACTGCAAACTCGTTGAATCTAAGGTTCACGAAAAGCTGAAAGGCTTCCTTATAAAAGATGGTGACCTAGGAAAGGAGCATTTTTCTGTAGATTTAGACAAAGCTAAATCAGTCATTAGGGAAGCTGCGTGAAGTCTAGGAAGTATTTAGAATGGGTGGCAGGACTGCCTTGCATACATTGTGGGGCAGAATCACAAGCTCACCATTTGAGGATTGGGGCATTGGGGGCAGGTATGGGGAAGAAGGCCTCAGATTTCTTTACACTCCCTGTCTGCTTCCAATGCCATTCTCAATGCCATGATGGAACCTTTGATAAGGAGACTCAAATGAGGTGGTGTTTACAAACTTTAGGGAGGGCATTTCAGGAAGGTATGATAAAATGATTAGCGAAGAAAGGTTGGAAAAAGCAATAACGTACTTGGCTCACACAGATGAGGAATCGGCAAGAGCCAAAGCTCTAGTAAAAAAATTAGAGAAGATGGAAAAGATTATTAGGGGGGAAGCGTTTCTCAGATCATCTGGCACTGTGGCAGAAAGAGAAGCTAAGGCAGTAACATCTGAACAGTACAGAGAACACGTATCTTATGCGGAAAACTGCTGGGCAGATGCTGAATTATTGGATAATAAAAGACATACAGAGGAAGTCATAGTAGACATATGGCGTACTATGTCAGCTAACTTGAGAAGGGTATGAATGACCTTAGTCCAATACATGATGATAATGCCCAAGAATGGGCGCATGAATTAGAACTTCAACAACAGGAGGTAGAAATGGCGTATAAGCATGAGGATGGGAGAGGTAGTGGTTGGACCAATCATTCTGATAACCCAAAAGCACCCAAGTTAAAAGGGTCGTTGTGTTGGAAGGGGGAGCAGATAAATTGGGCATTGTGGAAAAACAACAAGAAGAAGGACACCGATCCAGATTGGGGTCTGAAACTTGAGGAGCCTAGAGATGAGGGGAGGTCTTCTCAGTCTTCCTATAAATCAGCACCTAAAGTAGAAGATGATTTTCCATTTTAAATTTCTCCCTGTCCTGAGCATGACCCTAAAAGGCTCAAATAAACTTTATGAATCAATGAGGCCATTATTATGATAAGTCACAAAATAGAATTTAATGCAGGAGATAGTGTATCATTAGATTTTAATGAGGAAAAACATCAGTATTCAGTAGGTGGTGAATATGTTCCTGCTGTAACTTCTGTCTTGGGGGCAACAATAGCTAAACAAAAATTCTTAATGCCTTGGGCGGTAAAGATGGGGTCAGAATGGTTTGAAGAAGTTATCAGACCTGCTACCAGGCAAGCTGTTAATGAATATCTATACACATTTAAGGATAATATGACCTCAGAGGAGGTTGCTGTAGGCATAAAAAAGGCTTACAAGAGTAAATCTGAGGGAGCTATAGAGCTTGGA